GCGGCCAGCACCGGCACGATGTACCTGTTGAAGCCTCGCAAGAACACCAAGAACAAGAGCATCCCGTCCCGTTAGTCCACATCGGACAGTCCACAGTGGAGAGTCGATGACCACCCCAATCCCCCCCGCCCGTCCGACGTTCCAGTATCAGACCTCCCCCGCTCCATGCCTGACCACCGTGGAAGCCCAGGGGTGTGGCGCTGGCCCCGGAGAGCCGTGCGTGATCCGACCCAACAACTCGCAGACGCTGAGCCGGCGCGTCGGGCTGCCCCGGGCGACGCTGCACGCCCACCGGCCTCGTGTCGCCGAACAGCCGCCGCCGGTCGCCAATGACCGCCCCGCCGTGGTCGACCTCGTGGTGGCCGACATGCGGGAGCGCAAGGCGCTCGGTGTGCAGCGCTACGGTGTTGCGCTACAGCCCGGGAACGGCAGGGACGGCCTTCGGGACCTGTACGAAGAGTTGCTAGACGCCTGCTGTTACATCCGTCAGGTGATCGAGGAGCGCGACCGGGGCATTACGGCACCGCATCGCACGTGAGCTACCGGCGCCGACCGGGCAGACGCCTGCCACGGGACGACCCGGGGCGGCTGGCCGCGCTGCGACTGCTCGCCGCGATCGGAACGCCGGACTGGGCGATCGCCCGACACCTGAAGATCACCGAGGGGTATGTCTGGCACCTGCGGAGCCGGCACGGCGTCCCCTCCGGGCAGGTGGCCCGCCGGTGGCTGGCGGCGAAGCCCATCCCGCAGCCCCCACGGGGACCGGTCGACCTGGAGGACACCGGCGAGCTGTAGTGGACGCGCCGGCCACGGCGTACCGTGGTCGGCATGGCCCGATCGAAGTTCGCCCGGCTCGCCGCGAAGGTCGGCTCGCGGCGCCTCGCCGGTTGGATTACCACCCACAACCCGAAGGTGCGGGCACGGGCCCAGGCGACCCGCCGCCGGCACGCTGCCGCCCGCCGCCGCAGGCGCTAGGCTGGCGACGTCGGCCAGACGGATGCACACCCGGCCCCCTCGCGGGCCGGGTGTTTTTCGTGCCCGGTTTGTTAGCTTCCCTTCCCAACCTGCTACCGTTACACTGCGCACAGTCGTACGGTGAAGTTGATTACGGAGGGTGACCGATGGCGCCGACCGCTCCCGCGCTGACCGGGCGCCCCGGCAACGCCCTCGCGCCCAAGCTCAACCTTCAGCAACTCCTCAGGCAGGCCACCCACCCCGCCGAGGTCGACGACCGCAAGGCCTCGATCGGGGACATCATCGACGGCCTGAAGCGCCTCAACGCCAAGCGTGACCTGTGCGTGCGCGCCGACGAGATGTACGACGGCGACGTTGGCATGCAGTATGCCTCAGAGGCCGTCGCGCGCATGCTGGAGCGTCAGGGCGTCGAACACATTGAAGACTTCAACTACGCCCACATCCCCGTCGACGCTGTGGCCAATCGGCTGAAGATCACCAGCGTGGTGGCCGGACCCGACGAGGACGACGCCGAGGAGACCGCCGCCGACGCGGACACCCGCACCGAGACGGAGAAGAGCACCTCCGACGCCAAAGTCAAGCAGGCGAACAAAGCGATCGCGAGGCTGCGCAAGGAAAACGAGCTGGACGCGGAAGAGAAACGCCTGCACCACGACGTGTCCAAGCATGGCGACTGCTACGTGCTCGTGTGGCCCGGCACCAACGCCAAGGGCGAACCGACCGTCGACATCCGGGTCAACAGCGCGCACAACGTCATCATGGTCTACGACGAGGAGGACCAGCTTAAGCCGGCCTACGTGCTCAAGTCGTGGCGCGTCAAGCTCGACGAGCAGGAGTCGGTGCGGGCCAACCTGTACTACCCGGACCGGATCGAGCGGTGGGCCACCGTGGCCGGCGGCAACCCGGACCGCGAGGACGATTGGTTCCCGTGGTCGGAGGTGCCCGACGTCGACGAGGAGGACCTCGAAGACCTGGCGGCCGACGAGTTTACCGACGCCATCGACGACGAGGCCGGTCGGGAGGCGGGCGAGACCGACCCGCCGGGCCGCGACGACCTCGGCGACTGGACCATCAACAACCCGTACGGTCGGGTGCCGTGGTGGCACTTCCGCAACAACCGGCCCGAGGGTGTGCCTGAGCACCGCAACGCGTACGGGCCGCAGACCATCATCAACAAGATCGTCTACGCGCTGGCCGGTGACGTCGACTTCCAGTCTCTGCCGCAGAAGTACCTCCTCGTCGATCCGATGCAGGACGACCCGCTGCAGAACCTCATCAACCCCGACCACCCGGACGACGACGAGGACGACCCGGAGAACACCGGCGGCACTTCCGGGCTGCGCTCCGAGCCCGGCGAGATCTGGCGGCTCTACGGCAAGTCGGTGGGCCAGTTCGAGCCCGGCGACCCGGCCCGGCTGATCGCCCTGCTCGACCGGTGCATCCGTTCCATGGGCGAACTGACCGAGATGCCGCAGTGGGCGTTCTCCCGCACCGCCGGGGACCTGCCCTCGGGTGAGGCGGCACGGGAACTCAACACCGACATGATCTCGAAGGTCGCCGACCGACAGGCCCGCTACGATCCGCAGTGGGAGGGCGTCTACGAGTTCGCGCTCGAACTGCTCGGCATCGAGGGTGTCACCGTCGATGTCCGGTGGGCGCCCATCGTCATGGTCAACGATGTGGCCGGCTGGCAGGTCGTCAACGCGAAAATCGGCGCCGGGGTACCGCCGCAGGTGGCCCTCGAAGAGTCCGGCTACCCGCGCGAGCAGGTCGCCGAATGGCTCAAGGACGCCAACGGGGCCGACCTCGGCCGGCGGATCGCCCTGCTCAACCAGATCGGTACCGCCGTGCAGACCATCGGCGCCGGCATCGCCCTCGGCGCGGTCTCCAAGACGCAGGCCCAGGCCGTCATCGCCGGGGTCCTCGGCCTCACCCTAGAGGGGACCGACATCGAACTGCCCGAGCCGAGCGAAGAGGATTACGTCGACCCGCAACAGCAGAAGCTTGAAGCGGCGAAAGCCATGCAGGACGCGCAGCTTGGCCACCAGGGCGAGCAGAACCAGGCGACCCGCGAGCACGCCACCGCCACCCAGCAGGCCGCCCAGGAGCATGCCCGCACGATGGCGGTCGAGGCGCACGAGCGGGCCAAGGCCATGCAGGAACATCAGCAGAAGCTCAACGGCGGTCAGCCCGCCGCCGGGCAGGGCCCGCGCCCCGGTGGCCGGCGGGCCGGCGGAAACCCGCCGCCGAGACGGACGGGACGGTAACCGGCCATGTGGGTAGAGGATCTCCACCCCCGGGACGAATACGGTCGGTTCCGCCTTGTCGGAATGCGTGGCCACTTCGACAAGCTGGCCGGCGGCACACAGGGCCAGCATTACGCTCGGACCATCGGCGAATGGGAACGCAACCAGGGGTTGCAGGCCATGTATGTGAAGCTGCGCGACGCCGGCACCCTCACCGCCACCGAGGACGCGGATTGGGACCGGCTCGTCGAGCGAGCCGCCGAGTTACGCGACAAGCTGCCCAAGGCGTACTTCCTGGGGATGCGCCCCCACTCGGACGGCACCTGGCGCTACCCGGAGCGGAATCGGCCTCAGGGGATGCCCCGGCACATGGCTTTCGACGAGCGGGGTCGCCAACTTCCCCATGCCGCGCTGACCGGCCTGATTCGCATCGGTGACGACCCGGGCGGTAAGGGTCAAGGCGGGGGGCGCAACATGAGTCCCCTTGCCGGCGGTGTGTGGCATAAGCCGGGTGACTACTACCCGGGGGGCGTGCCTGCCCTGTACTCCGACTATGGCCATCCGCATGGTGAGACGGCGGTACGGGAGATGCTTGGCGTCGCTGGTGGAAAGTCCCGCTCGCGAAAGCTCCGCGACACTTCGGGCGCCTTCGCGCGAGCCGAAGACCGCGCCGAGCGGATCCTCGGTCACCGGTTACGTGATCCCCGGGACGAGTTCTCCTATTCCGGCAGCGCCGACGTGTTCGGTGGGTTTCTGGCCAGTTCGACGAATCCGGTGGGCCGGCGCCGCTCGGCCGGGGTGAAACGGAAGCGACAGCAGAGCGTGACCTGGGTACAGCGTCTCAACGACCGTATGGAGGGCCGATGAGTACCCGTCGCGGCCGAACCCCCGGTGGTCGTTCCTGGGGGCCGGAACAGGAGCGGCTGCACCCCCGCGACGACCGGGGACGGTTCGCCAAGAAGGGCGGTGGGCGGTGGGCGGCTCGCGTCGTCAAAAGCTTCGAGGCCGGCCTCGGTGACACGAGCATGCACCAGCCGGGCAGCACCATCACCGCCGGCCGGCGCCCCGGTGGCCTGATCGACCTCGGCGCGCTGCGTGAGCGGGGCCGCAAGGCGGCCGAGGAGCGCAAGGTTATCGAGTTGGCCCGGGAGATCGCCGGCACGCCGATGCACATCAGTCAGGTCAAGATCGGCGATCAGGTCAAGGTTGACTACGAGTGGCGGGACGTGTGGGGGACCGGTCACCGTGACGGCGTCAGCTACATCAACTGGCGTGACGCGCAGGGTGTCAAGCGGGGTGAGATCAGCGAGGCCGACAAGTCGACAGTGTTCGTGCAACGGGCGCCCAAATTCGAGGCCACCAAAGCCTTGAAGGCCGGCGGCGAGCAGGAACGGCGCATGGACGCCTGGCGGGCCGACGCGCAGAAGCCGCCGCCGTTCCGGTCGATGACGCAGGGCGAGGCGAACATGCGCGACCGTGAGAACGATGTCGCCGCCGCGCAGTCCGCACTCGACGAGGCCACCCGCAAGGCGCGTACCCGGGCCAATCGCAAATACCCCAAGAAGCACGGTTACCCGCAGGGCGCCCGGGACGAGTACATCGACCGGGAGACCTGGGAAGAGCAGCACACCTTGGGGATGGCGAAAGCCACGCTGGAGTATGCCCGCAACGCCGAGCCGAGCAAGTACGACAGCCAGATCGACACCCTGCATCCACCGAAGATGGATGAGAACGTCGACCGGTCGCGCCCGCTCGCCCTGTATGGCGACATGCTGCACGCCCGCGCTTACGACGAGGCCAGCTTCCGCGCGCTCGCCGAACTGGAGTCGATCCCGTTCGAGCTGCACCAGATTGTGGCTGCCGCGATGGTGCGCAGGCGGGAAACCCTTGCCGAATACCGAGGGAAGGCGAAGGGGAACCCCGGCATCTACGTAGGCAACGGCGGATCGGCCGACCTGTTGCCTGAATACTTCGCCGACTTCGCACATGAGCGGCCCCGGGGTTGGAGTGAAGGCGACACCTACTACGACGTGTCCGGCACGTTCTCGCCGCAGATTTTCGCCATCGCCATCGGCCACACCAAAAACCGCGAGGATGCCGAGCATTCGGCTGCCGAACATGAGTTCGGCCATGCCCTGGATATGGCGCTGGGTGAGGGGCAGGGACAGTCGCGGTACGGTCCGAACTACGATGCTCGCGCATCGCATACTCCCGAATGGGAGGCGCTTCACGATCGCGTGCTGGCCAACCACGGTCCAGGCCTGAGTCCGTATTTCCAGCAGGAAGGTGACGCCGGCCGGCAGGAGTTTTTCGCCGAGGCGTTCGCGGTGTGGGTGGATGCCTACCGGAAAGCTATCGCGAGCGAGCGGGTCAGCGACGTCAAATCACCGGATCCTGACAACTACTACGGGAACAGGGCCGCAAGGGCGCTCAAGCGAAAATTTGACGTCAAGGATTGGGATCTGTTGAGCGACCTGCACAGCTACTTCCTGAAGTTGTCGGCCGGGGCGGGGGTGCAGTGGTGAGCGCGGAACCGTACCTCGACAACGGCGTGGTGATGATCCCGAAGCGGGCCGAGGGTCCGGAGGGCACCGTGGGGATCGGCTGGGTGCCGCTCGACCGCGACGACCCGCAATATCGACAGTGGCTCGACTACCTGTCAGCTAAAGGCATGCAGGCGCCCCGTAGCGGTCGCCGACCGGGGGAGGGCCGATGACCGGCAAGACACGCGCGAAGAGCCTGCGGTCGCTGCACTGGGACGAGGCGAAGCACCCTCGCGACAACGAGGGCAAGTTCTCCCGCAAGGCCGGGTCGAACTGGATGGCCAAGGTCGTCAAGCAGGTCGGCGCCCGGTTCGGCGACATCGGCGTGGCCGAGGGCGGCCGGGAACCGCAGGGCCGGCTCAGCACCGGCAAGGGCGGCCTCATCGACCTGGGCGCCATCTCCCGGGGCGCCAGGGAGCGGGCCGCCGCGCGTACGCCGGCCACGGGCGCCGGTGGGGCGCCGCTCGTCCCGGCACAGACCCTCGGCGGGGCGAAGGTCGAGCCGGGCTCGCTGAAGGTCGGCGACGTCTTCATGCGCAACGGCGCCCGCCACGAGGTGATTGCCGCGCCGCGCGCTGGCCGGCAGGCGGGCAGTACCGTGCACCGGGTTCAGGTGCGCCGCCAGGACGGCAAGACCGGGCCGGTGACGCTGACCGGGCCGGTCGAGAAGGTCGAGGCGCCCCCGGCGGTGTCCGGCCGCGCCCCCGGTGGTACCGCCCCCGTGTCGGCCACCGCGAGGGTGGACGCGGCCGAGGCCGACATCCGGGCCACCCTCAAGGAAAAGGCGCCGTCCGGCGAATGGTTGGGCCTGGCCGACCTGCGTGACGCGCTCGGCGGCCAGCACCGCCGCGCCGACGTCGATGAGGCGTTGACCCGTCTCGCCGACGAGTCGTCCGGTGTCCGGATCATCCCGGTGGCGAACCGGAAGTCGCTCAAGCAGCGTGACCATGATGCCGCGCTGCCGCTCGGCGGCGAGGACATGAACGCCATTGCGCTGCAGGCTCCCGCCGCGACGGGTCGCACGCCCGGTGGAGCCGAGTCCAGTGATGACTTCCTGGCCCGGATGTCGGCCAAGCGTCAGGCCGCCAAGGCGGCCGGCGGGGTGACCACCTCGACGTCGACCACCGAGGCGAAACCGAGCGTGCACGCCGTCATGAAGGCTGCCGGCATCGAGCGGCCCGACGACAATGGCGCCAAGTCGGCGATCAGCCGCGCCAACGACCGTCTCGGCCGGGGTGAGGATCCGTCCTCCGTGGCCGGCTACCTGCGCGAGCAGGGGCGGGCGCTCGAACTGGAGCGCGAGGAGGTTTCTCCGGACGACGAACAGCGGTACTCGGAGCTGACGCAGAGCATCAACTCGTTGCGGCGTGCGGCGAAAGCCCTGGACGGTGGCACGTCGGTTGACACGTCACGTGTCACGCGGAAGACTGGCGGGGTGACCACACCCCCCAAGGCGCCCGCCGAGACGCACGACGAGATGATCGCCCGTCTCCAGCGCGAGGCCGACACCAAGCTTGCGGCAGCCCGCGCCGAAAACCTCGCCACCCGCGAAGGTGTGCCGCCCACCGACGGACGCCCCGACGTGTCCGCCCTGGTCAAGATGCAGGGCGGCAACCGCGACTACGACCTTGGTAGCAGCCGAGGTCGCAAGGCGCATCAGTCCCCCGACATCGTGCGCGCAGGCAACGGCTACATGGACAACCAGCCCGCCTCTGCCGAGATCATGAACCCGGTCGACGGCAGCGGCGACTACCGGTATCGCATCTACAACGACAGCAACGGCGCCACCCTCGAAGAGGGCACCGCGCCCGACCTCGCCGGAGTCAAGGCCAAGGTCGACCGGATCTGGTCCAGTCAGCGCGGCGGCGGCATGGCCCGCAGCCCCGGCAACATGGTGCGTTACGAGGTGCGCGCGGCGCTCAGCGAGAAGGGCGACGCGCGAGGCATCCGCCAGAAGGAATCCCAGATCTGGGAGGTCGACAACCGGGGCAATGAGCGCCTCGTCAAGACCCGCGCTGGTGACCGGTACGGGGAGGGCAACAACCGCGAGGAGGTCGCCCGGCTCAACCTCGCCGAATACGACCGGGCCACCGCCGCCGGGGAAACCCCATTGGCACTGCCCGGTCACCTCGAAGCCGGCCACCTGGAGCGGGCACTTGCCGGTCGCGAGGTGACGGCCGCCCAGCAGGCCCGCATCGACGCGTACAAGGGCATGTCCCGGGCCAAGCTGCTCGCCAGCGCGAAAAAGGCTGACGTGACCGTGGCGCGCGGCGAAAGCGAAGAGTCGATCGCCAAGCGGCTGGCTGACGCCGACCGTGCGGTATCGACGCCGCTGACCACCGGCGGTCACGCCAACCTCGACCCCCGCGTGGTCGAACAGATGCGCAAGGACATCCGCACGGACTCCTTTGGCAAGTCCAACAACACCAGCACGCATATCGATGAGGTGCTTGCCGGCCGTCGCGCCACCGCCGAGGTCGCATCCGGTGGCCTGCCGACCGCCGCCGTGCGCGCCGCGATCCAGGTTGCCCCCGGCAGCATCCACAACGGCGAAGGTCTGGCCGAGGTGCGCCGGCTGCTCGGATTGCCGGACGTGCCGCGCGACGCGCCGGCCACCGAGGTCGCACCGGGCGATCTCAAGCCGGGCGACATGATCAACCATAAGGGGTTCGGCTTCCAGGTCACCTCCGTGGTCGGCACCGGCGATACGCGCACCGTCTCCGGGTTCGGCTCGTTCGGGGCGGACAGTTTCGAGGTGTCCAAGCCGACGTTGGCGCGTCGGGCTGGCGCGCCGGCCGGAACGCCGTCGTTCAAGCTCCCCGGCACCACTCGCCGTGAAGCCACCGCCGGCAAGGTGCAGGCCGCTCAGGACGCGCTCAGCGCGGCCACGACACGCGCCGAGGGCGACGCGGCCGTGGCCGACATGACCACGACCGAGCTGCGCCACCTGGCCGAGAAACTCAACGTCCACATCGGCGGGATGAGCAAATCCGACGCACAGCAGCGCATTGTTGAACGGGCCGTCGGGTCGCGCCTCAACTCGGCCGCGATCCGGGACCGTGGCAACTTCGCGGGCACCGGCTACCTCGGTGGTCCTGGAACCCCGGAAGCTGGTCGGACCCTGTCCCTGAATGCCACGGGAAGCCGTCCCGGACGGTCGGCAAACTACGACATCGAGGGTCCAACCAAGACCCAGGCCGTGAAGATGGCGCAGCTTCGGCAGCGTCACCTCGCCGACGCCGAGGCCGCACGTCAGCGCGGCGACGACGACACGGCGTTCAACAAGGATGAGCAGGCGTTCGACCTGGAGACGGACCTGCGCAAGTTCGGCTACAACGTTGATACGGGCAAGCCGACCGCCGCGCAGCGCACGGCCGCGCGGGTCGAGGTGGCGAAGCGCCGCTCGTTTGCCGACAGTCTCCGCACCCCGGAGCAGGCCCAGGCGCGTCAAGAGGTACGCGTGGCAGCGGCAGAAGGTCGCACCCCCGAGGGTGAGGTGCGCTGGGTTGACAAGATGGGTCGCCCAGTCACCAACCCTTCGCAGGTCGACATCGTGCGGGGCAACGTGGTGCGCGACACCGAAGAGGCCCGCGCCGCCCGGGTCGCCCGCCGGGCAGCCATCCCGGGCCGCACCCCCGGCGGCCGGACCGCCGCCGCGCCGGTTGACCACGCCGATGTGGCCGCCCGGCTCAAGGCCGCCGCGACCCGCGCCGAGGCCGAGGCGATGCTCGCCGGGCTGAAGCGACCCGACCTGGAGAAGATCTACCAGGAGTTGCGGCGGGGAGAATCGGAAGGTCCCTTCAACCAGCGTCCGGGCATTCCCGCGCGCACCACGAAGGAAGCCGTCGAGCATCTCGTCGAGTTCGCCGTCGGTCGGAACATCGACGCACGGGCCATTGAGCGTTCCGGCGGCAGGGCGCCGGGGGGAAAAGCTTAGGCCCGCAGGGCGGGCGTGCCCGGAAGGTCACCAGCGGCGGCAAGCTTCAGCCCGATGTCGCCGGTGAGGAGCTGACCGCGCTCACCACGGCCAGCAGGCAGGCCGGGCGCGCCCTGCCCCCCGGCCAGCGCAAGGCCGTTGACCAGTGGGTGGGCGGCAAGGGCATGGTCCGCAAGATCCAGACCGGGCAGGTCAGCGATGAGACGCTGACCAACTTCGATGACGCGATGCGGGGCATGCCCCGGGTTGATGGCCTCGTCTACCGGGCCGTCAACCCGTCCGGCGAGTCCGCCGCGTTCGCCGCGAACCTCAAGCCCGGCCAGACCATTGAGTTGGGCAGCCCGGTATCCACGTCGATCGACCCGCGCAAGTCCGGCGGATTCGGTACCAACCTGTACGAGATCGAGTCTCCGAACGGGACCGCCTACGTCGGTGGCGTCGGCGCCGCCCACGCCTACGAGAAAGAGGCCGTGCTCGCCCCGGGCCGGTTCGAGGTGGTCAGCGTCGATCAGGTGAGCTTGGGCCTCGGCAAGCACACCGCGCCGGTGCTGGTGGTGCGGCTGCGCGACACCACTCCAGCCGGGGACCGGTCATGGAAGCCGAACGGTGGTGGAGACTTCCGGCTCGCGGAGAGCGCTCCGTCGTCGACTCAGCCACGTCAGGGTCGCACCCCGGGCGGCACCACGCTTGACACGTCGCGTGTTCCCATGAAAGATGGGGGCATGACCGAGACACCCACCGCCACCGGCCCCGTCCCCAAGGTCACCGGTTACGTGAAAGGCCGCGAGATCCGCCCCGGCATGGTGATCAACGCCGCCGATCTGCTCCCCATGCACGAACGGCAAGGCTCGACCACCGGCGAGAACCCCAACCCGAGTGGTCACCAGCAGTGGATCCGCGTCGGCATGATCGGCAACTCCAACACGCCCGGCTTCAAGGAATACGAGGGCGGCGGCACCCTCACCGGCGGTATGTACATCGTCGTCGATCAGAGCGGTCGACCCGTCGGACGCATGTCCGCCAACACCATCGCCGAAACCACCGACCTCCCCGTTGTTCATGCGGCGCAGATCAACCAGGTGCGCATGATGGTGCCGTTCAAGGACAAGTACGGCGACATGCGCGAACAGCCGGTCGTCGTGGGCGTACCGTCGCGGCACGCCCAGGAAGAGTTGGGGCTGCCCGCACCGCGCTTCCTGCGCGAAGGCGTGCTCGACCCGAACGACCCGAACTACGGTCAGGGTGGCACCTTTCCCGGGGGTACCAAACGGCCGTTCGGCGGACGCGTCCAGGGTGCCCGCACCCGCGAAGAGGCGGCAGCCGACCGGACCCGCCGCCGCGAGGTGTACGCCGCTGGCGAAGAGGAGCGGGCACGTCGCCTGGCGGAAGAGAAGGCGCGCAAGCGGGAAGAGGACGCCGCTCAGCAGGCCAAGCAGCGCGAAGAGACCGACAAGCGCATCGCCGAGGACCGCGAGCAGCGGCGTCGCAAGTTCCTCCGCGACCGGCACCAGGTCATGAGGAACATCATCGACGCGGGTGGTCGTGAGCGGTACGACTACGAGCAGCGCAAAGACGTGTTCAACAGCGATGTTGACGGCCTGCTCCGCGCCGAAATCAAGAGCTACCGGGGCGCCATCAATGACCTCGCCCGTGCCTACGACGTGAAGTGGCGCGGCAAGAGCGACGACGAGAAGATCGACGCCATCATCGCCGCCGTCAAGGCCAACAAGACCCCCAACGAGGAGATCGACGCCCCGAAGGTCAAGGCACCGGTCGACGAGGTCGCGAAGGCCACGGCCGCCGCCAAGCGTCGCCGCGCCGCCATCACGAAGGATTTCGACCTGCTCAAGGGTTACCTTGCGGTTGGGGACGATGACAACGCGTCGTTCCACCTCCGCGTGCTGATGTCCGACAACGCGGTGGTCCGACTCGCCGAGGCGTTCGGGTTCGGGGAGCTGTCCGGTAAGCCGCTGCGCGAAGCGCTGTTCGAGGCGATCCGCGCCGGCCGCACACCCGACCTGGGCTGATGGACGAGCGGGCCCTCGCCGACCTGGAGCGGCGCGTCAGGGACTCCGTTGCCGGAGACCTGCGCGCCGCTCTCAGCGGCCTTGAGAGCGCCTTGGCCGCCATCTACGTCGCGGCGGCCGAGGACACCCGTCACAAGCTCCCAGAGGCCGCACAGGCCACCCTGCGGGCCCATCTCGTGCGCACCATCGAAGACCTCACCCGCCGCGACTACCGGACCACCCGGGCCGCGCTCATGGGCGGCTCTCGGGCCGCGCTGGCCGGCGGCGGGGCGGACCTCAACGTCGAGGTGGACCGCCGGCTCCCCGGCGACATCCGCGACGCCATCCGCAACGCCACCCGCGACATGCGCGCCCACCTGGCCGCCGCGCTGCGCCTCGCCCGGCACGGCCCGCTCGACCGGCACGGCGACGCCCAGGCGGTCCTGGCCACGATCCGCAAGGCGCAGACCACCGCCGACCGGGCCGCCGTCTGGGTCGTCCACCGGGCCCACAACGAGGGCCGCTCACGCGCCATCGGTCGCATGTGGCGTGACGGCGTCGAGGTCCGCATGCTGTGGCACGCCGAACGGGATGCCTGCCCCGCCTGCCTGAGCTTCGCCGGGGCCCTGGCGGAGCCCGGCGAGCCGTTCCGCCCGGTCGTGCAGGCCGCCGACCCGTCCGCCCGGCCACGGGGTGCCGTGGTCGGGCCGCCGCTGCACCCGAACTGCCGGTGTGGCCTCGACGTCTGGGTTGGCGCGGCCGAGGCCGACCTTGCACCGACGGACCTGCCGCACGCGTTGCGGCGGGAGGCGCAACGGTCGATCCTGCGCGGCGACGCCCAGGGATCGCGGCCGGCGCGGCTGCGCGCGGCGGATCGGCTGCTCGACGCGGCCGGCCTGCTGGTGCCCAAGACCGTGGTGCGGCGGGCGCGCAAGGCGGTCGAGGCCGGCAAGTTCCCCACTTGACATGTCGCGTGTTCCCTGTGTAAGTTCGTCCTTGCCAGCGACGAACAACCCCCAGGGAGACCGAGATGACCGCCACGACCACCGCCCCGAGTCAGGCCCCCACGCAAGGCTGGACGATCGCCTGGCGCAAGCGCACCGCCAACCACTTCCGGCGGGCCAACAACTGGACCGGCACCTGGGCCGAGGCCCTCGAAATGGCCGGCGCGTTCGGCGAGCTGCACCCCGACCTCCAGGTGTACTACATCCCTTCGGTCGCCCACGAGCAGTGGCAGCGCGACGAGATCGCCGCCGGCACCCTGGTCGACTGGGGCTACTCCGAGGACTGGGGCAACATCCTCGTCGACTCCGGCAAGCGCATCCGCATCCGCGAGACCGGCGTCATCGAGGCCGAACTGCTCGACGCCGACATCAACAAGGTTGCCGCCGAAACCAACGAGACCAGCCGCATTCGCAGGCCGGGCGGCATCACCACCTGCAATCCGAAGGCTCAGGGCCAGTGGTTCACCAGCCCGGCCAAGTGCCGCGAGTGGGCCCGCAAGGTCCGCACCGAACAGCCCGCCATCTTCGCCAGCATGCTCGCCGCGAGCCGCACCGCCGACGAGCGGTTCGCGGCCGGCGCCCAGTGAGGAGACCTCCAGTGTTCACCATCGACACCCCGGCCGGCCGTTTCGTGACGGCCGGGGTCGCCTTCCCCGACGACGTGGCCAACCGGCACGTCATCACCACCGGCACCGACTACCCCTACCGGGAGCACGCAATGATCAACATCGCTGAGCTGACCAAGCGGTTCGGCCGCCCCGACCACGAGCAGTCCGCCGTGGCCGCGTGGACCGGCGACCCCTGCGGCACCACCTGGAACGAGGAGGAGGCCGATCAGCTCCACCAGGCGTGGGAGGCCGACCAGCTCCGCATCGGCGATGAGGAGAGCTGACATGTTCCCTCCCGCTGGCGCGAGCGTGTACTACAACGAGGCGGGCGAGCCCCTCGGCTGGGACTCCCCCGGTGAGCCCGAGTACGACCCGGACGCCTATCTGGTCGACGATTTCGATGATGTCGACACCTTCGACGATGACGTCGAGGTGGCCGAGTCGGACCGACTCACCTGGGGTCCGGACGATGACGGGGCCGAGGCCGGCGGCGGCCAACACGCCTACTACTCCAACGACCCGTTCAACGACGGCGATGGGATGATGTAACCCCCCTACCCCCTCGATCGCAAACCCCCCGGTCACGCTGGCGACCGGGGGGTTTGTTCCGTCTCCTGCCAAACCCGGCTACCCTGGGCCCACAGACGTGACGTCGAGCCCGTGACGGGCCCAAAGAGAGGCTGGCCGAGATGGCACCCTGCACCACCAAGCCGGGCCTTCGCCTGGCCATGTTCGACCCGTACACCCCCCTCGGACACACCTCGTGGGGCCCGATCTTCCCCGCCCAGGGCGGCCGGGCCAGCTCGCGCGGCGTGGACTTCATGGTCGACGACAGCGACGGCGACGACGACCCCTTCGACGCCGGGGACGACGGGGACGACGATGACGGCCCCGACCCCGAAGACGACGAGCAGGACAACCGCGACCAGCGCGGCCGGCGCGACCCCCGCAGCCGCCGCCAGCGCGACGAGGGCGACGACGAGGACGACGACGGCGAAGACTACGAGCCGCCCACCCCGGAGCAGTGGAAGCGCGTCACGGAGTCCTTGCGCAAGGCCAACAACGAGGCCGGCCGGCGCCGCGTCATCGCCAAGCAGCTCGAACGACTCGGCATCGACGGCGACAGCCTCGACGAATGGCTGCTCGACCGGGGCATCGACCCCAGCAACGGCGAGCGCATCACCGATGACGGCGACGGATCGCAGGGCGACGGCGAGGACGGCGACGAGGGCCGCCGCAGCGGTCGCAACCGCGTCGAGACCGCCACCGAACGGCGCCGCGCCGAGCAGCGTGGCCACGCCCGCGCGGAGGCCAAATACAAGCCGGGGATGGCGATGTTCGCCACCGAGGCCGCATTGCACGGGGCCGGCTGGTCCGGCAACGACATGGGTCTGGTGCTCCGGCTCATCGACATCGGCGCGATCGACGTCGAGTTCGACGGCGAGGTCCCCACCGTGTACGGCCTCGACGAGCAGATCGAGCAGATCAAAAAGGAGTTCCCGTCCTGGTTCCGGGGTGGCCGACCCGCCACGACCGCCGAGCGCCGCCCGGCCCGCCGCGCGGCCGGCGGGGTGCGCGAGGTCGACGGCGGCGAGCGGCGCCGCTCCGGTGGCCGGCAGCCCACCTGGAAGGACCTCGTTGACCGGCAGCTCACCGGCCGTGGTCGGCGGTGAAGGCCCGGGGGAGTGACTTCCGGGTCGGCCGGGTGCTCCACGAGGACGACGATTTCCTTACCCTGGAGGTCGCCAAGAACCCCGACCGCGAGCTGCGCCTTGAGGAGGGTGACCGCTTCCTCACGCTGCTGTTCGTGCAGAAACGCCCCGGTGACCGCCCCGGTGATGTGCGGGCCTGGCTGCCGTGGGGACGCGGCGACAGGGACTAACGCACCGTTCAGCCGGGAGGGGTATCCTCCGAAACGACACACCGGACAGTGGAGGACCTGATGCGTATCGAACTGGGCGATGCCGCCCTCGACATCAACCTGCACGTGTACGGGCTGCGTCGGCACCGCCTCGTGTGGCACGTGGGTGCGCCCCGCGACACCGGCCCGGCGGATCGCATCGTCAAGGGCCCACCCTACGGGCCGACCCCACGGAAGGTGGATTTCATCATGGATCTCAAGGCAGACAAGCAGGTCGAGGTCGACGTTCAGTTCACCGACGAGGTGGGCAACCCGGTCGACGACCCGGGCGACGCCACGGTCAGTTACACGACCGACAACCCGACCGTGCTCAACGTGACCGACCACGGCGACGGCACGGCGACGGTCGCCGCGACCGGCACCCTCGGCGCGGCCAACGTGCACGTCGCCGTATCCTCGCCGACCGTCGGCAGCCTGACCGGCGACCTCGGTGTCACCGTCGTGGCCGGCCTCGCCGAGCGGGTCAACATCGTGGCGGGCGAGCCGACCGAGGTCACCCCGGACGCGTAAGCTCAGGCTGCGCTTACGTAGACAGTCGCATATCACCACGGAACGCCCATCGTCCTTTACGGGGGACGGTGGGCGTTTTCGCATGGTCGCGCTTGGTTAGTAAGGACAACTGACGTACCATGCGTGATCAGGTAGGCGCAATGCACCCGTGACGGGTGGGCCGCCCCTCGCTCGCGACGAGCAATCGATCATCTCCCGATTGTGCGCGAGCGAAAGGAAGCCTCCATGACGCGCACCGGCTCCCGCATGGTCTGGGACGTGCAGCCCGACCGCGATGCCCTGCTCAAGCCCGAACTGCTCGGCGTCACCCCCTCCGGCCTGCCCATCTGGGCCGCCGCCGGTGGCGCGCCGATCACCATCACCGACTGGATCCCGATCGAGTACGACTCGGACGTGGT